TCATTGACTTGATCTCTGAATGTTTCAGCAGCTTTAGATAACCAAGGCTTCATTAGCCAAGTAATGCAGAAATTTGATCGTCAGTTAAACCTAATTCTTTTAATTTTGCAATTCCTTCTTGACGATTCATAATTTTAATTTCTTGCTCAGTTGGTCCAGCAACGTGAGCCTTGATTGCATCCTCTAATTCTTTTTCAGTTACTGTTGAATTGTCGGCAGGTTTAATCAATTTCTTTTTTTCATCATTAAAATCAGCGACTAAACCTTGATTGCCAAGTTCTTTATCTAATTGACCAAGATTTATTTCTTTTGATGTAATTGCCATATTATGACCCCAAATCTATTACGATAATATATCTATTGGCAAAAGTAGCACCAGTAGTGCTTTGATCTCTATATTTTGCCGTAAAAGTATTTGATCCAGCGGTGAGTGAAACTTGAGTTGATGCAAATGAAAATTGTTGATTTAAATTATCATAAGATGATATTGCCCACTCATTATTTGCGCTAATAGTTGTTGCACCAGATACTGCGTAAGACATTTCACATGTCCAACCAGCCGCTGCTTGCAACTTTCCACCAATAATAACTAATGCTTTTGTTCCTGTTGTTAAAGTAACCGCCGGCCCTGAAGTTGCTAGATCTGTGTAAGTGCTTGATGTGGTTGATTGTGAAGTTACAACTCTTGCGCTTGCACTTGTTGGATTAGATGGTGGTATTGCATCCCAAGCAGGAACTCCACCAACTACTGATAAAACTTGACCAGTTGATCCAATTCCAAGTCTTGTGTTTGTGTTAGCAGTAGATGAACGATATTCAATATCGCCAAGAGTTGTTGATGGGTTTAATGCTTTAGTTGTTGTATCAACAGATGAACCAAGTGTGCGAATAGCAGCTGCACCATCTTTGACCAGATCCGTGTCGTCCGGTGTCGTCCAACTGTAATTAGTAGTGGTTGCCATTTTATCCTTTTCCTATGCGACTATTGTAGCGTATTCCCAAGTTAAAGTTGGGCTTAAAGTGTTCCAAGCCTCTGTGGCTGGAGTCGTATTCCAACGCATCGCCACTTGACTAAATGCGACTGGGGAAACATTGATTGTGAGAAATAGTTCATTGAACCGAGTGCTCCATGACCAGCCCTCAACATAACCTTCAAAATCTCCACCAGATATTTGGTTGGGTAGGTTTTGAATATGAACTGGCATTCCCATAAATACAGCTAGTAGATCATCCCGATCTGCGTTATCTATTTCAGGGTTAGTGATTGGGAATGTAATCGACTGAAATGCTGGTATTGGATAAGCTCTTTGTGCTATGTATCGATCTGCAATAGCCTGAGCATCGACAGCACCCTGAACCCTTGAATTAATGCTTTCGGCTTTGTAGCCATATAACGCAATTGAAGCTGCATCTGTGGCAGTAACTTGTGAATTGTAATTGTTGCCATAATTGATATAAATATCATTACGAACATCTGCTGATCTCATAATTGTAGATAAACCTTGACCTAAAGCGTGGCGGGCATCTAGTTCAACATAACCATTAATTAAAAGATAATTCTGCCTATGATCTGCGTCTGCATAACCGATATTGCCTTGATTGTCTTCGTAAATATATCCAAATGCTGAATTAGCGATATCTGAAATAATGTTGTAGATGGTGTCCACAGTTGTAGATTGAGCAGTCATAGTATAAAGACCCGGCTGATCAATTTCCCCAAGCCCTAGATTGACTGCATCTTCCCAAGTTTCGGTTGCATCATAAGTTGACCATTGAGAAGCTGCTGGAACATCATTCCAAGTGCCAAGTAATATGCTAGATAAAATCTCATATATTTGGTCGCCATCTTCATCTTGAGAAATGTTATCATCCCAAATTTCTTTGGTTAATTTTGTTAGTGTTCCCATTGCTAAAATGGTGTATTGAATAACTGTTGCAATTTGACCCGTTGCACCTACTGAAACAGTTACATCTGTTAAATCTCCACCAAATAAACTTACATAAGATCCAGTTGAGTCTTTTACTTGTAAATCAAAACTATCGTTTATCTCAAAAGGTAAAGTTTGGTTATTTAATGCAACCAGCGTAACTTGCATATAAGAAGGAAGTGGCTGTTGGTAGATGTCAGATCGACCTGCTGTATGCTGAACATCTGAAATAGTTATATCAGTATAATCAACCCCACCGACAGTTAATTTCCAATCAGGTGTAAAAACTGTCATTATCTATCCCTTAGAGCAGTTACACTTCTCGCTGATTGGCTGTTTAGATAATTCGCAACAGTTCGAGCAGTTCCCTCAGGATCTAATGCCCCACTAATTGTAATGTTATTAATTTGACCCATACCACGACCACCAAAAGTTGATCCGCTTGGAGTAGGCACATTTGGTAATGATGATCTACTAGCTGATGGAGCAGGATTTGGAATAAAACCAATATCAGTTCCGGGCTTTAGAATGTTAATAAGTCTAATTGATTGATTTGCAAACTCAACTAATAAGCCAATTGCTTCCCTTACGAAAGTAATAAATCCTGAAATAATTCCAGCTACTACGCCAATAGCCTTTCCAAATGATTCAGCACCTCTTTGAGATTCGGCAAGTGAAGCGCTCAATCCTTGATCGCCTGTTAAACCTGCAATAAATCCATTTAATGTTGGAATGCCTTTATCATTTAAGAATGTAATAAACTTCTCGACTTCAGGAAGTAACGCTGTGCCAAGTGATTCTTTAGCTTCATCAAATCCTACTTTTAAGCGATCAATCTTTCCTTGAAAAGTTTCAGCATTTGTAGCTGCTGCGCCACCATAAAGATCAGCGAGTTTCTGTTGAACCTCAGTAAATGTAAGGGTTGATAATTCAGCCTTTGATAAGCCAAGACCTAATCGACCAAGTGAAGTAACATTTCCATCTTGTGCTCTACCTAAAGCATTTGAAACAGTTTCTAAATCTTTACCAGATGCAGCACTAATATCTAAAGCAAGGGTTAATAACTTTTGGGCTTCCTCAGTTGATTTTGTAGATACTGCTAATCTCTGTAACGCTGGGCGAAGTTTGTCATCCGCAACACCAGTTGCCAAAGAGGTCTTTAGGATCATGTCCTCAGTTGCCTTTATTTGGGCATCAGTAGCGCCTGTGGCTTGTCTTAGGGCATTGGCTAGCCTTAACTGTGCTTGTTCATCCTCTATCGCAGCCTTGACCCCATCAACGGCTAATTTAGTGCCATAGGCAACGGCAGCAGCAGCAGCTACGGCAAATGCAGCGGCAGCCTTCTTTCCAAACTCTGCAATCTTACTTGAGTTGGTTTCGACAGCCTTGTCGGCTTCGCCTAACTTCTTTTTTAAGTCATCAACATCGGCAAGGATTGATAACTTTAATGTGCGATTATCTCTTGCCATTAGACCCATTCCTTAATAATGCGATCAAAACTTTGTTCCCACTTGTTAATCAATTCAGGCTGAATTCTGCGAAGGGTTGGATAAATGAACCATCCGCGAGATCCACGACCTGACCGCCCAGAATATGCAGGGAACTGTTTGAATTTATTTGAACCAAACTCAATACCACCCCATAGGGTTTGCGTAGTAGCACCACCTGAAAATTTTTGGCGTGCGAATCCGTAACTGAATTCACCGATCTTGCTTGACTTCTTGATGCTGACGCCATCCGCGACTCTTTCCGCAACCTTGCCAGCCTTTGTTCTACCTCTAGCTGCTTGCTTAATTTCCTCTGATGCAAAATATGCCAGAGCAGCAGATTGACGGCGTGCTTCATCAGTAGCTTGTTCATCCATAAGTTTGAAAGCCTTGTAAATATCGCGCAGGTCTTTTTTATTGTAGGCGATTGTTTCATTTGCCATACCTCTGCTCCAATACTTCTATCGCTGTCAAAATGTCGTCTGAATCAACCCATTCACTCATTGGTATTTGTGTGGCTATTGCCAACTCAACCAATAATCTGCTTAGGCTTCCTGCTGGATGACTTTTGGGTCTGCATCACCGACAATTACATCGGCAACTGTTTCCATCCATACTTCAAATCCTTTTACTGGCTTTCCTGCTGCTTCTCGCTTATGTGCGTTATAAGCCAAAAACATTAGATCCCACATGCCAAGTTTTTCTTTTGCCTGGCTTATGGTATGACCAGTTGTCTTTTCCCACTTTGCCCACTCAGGCGGTTGGGCTACATAAGTGGCTTGCTCGCCTGAGTTATATTCAATTGTAATTGGTAACTTCATTTTTTGCTCCCGTTTCTATTTCTTAACTAAATGTTTCTGTTACTGCTCCACCTGAAACTGTAAATTCAAAATCAACAGTTTGTGCATCAATTCCTGATCCACCGGCTGTTGGGAACTCTGGCTTTACTGGAAACACAAATTGTGCTCCGGTTGCAGCTGTAAGTGTGATTGAAATATCGGTATCTGGAGCAGTTTCGGCTGCTGTCCATAGTGCCTCACATACTGAGTTTGCCTTGCCCCAATCTGCCAGCATATCCAATTGGAATGTGCCAGAGATATTGGTGGTCTTGTAAGCCTCGCCATCAAGTGTTTGATAAGTCTGACGCTCATTAACCTTTGTTAAAACTGCGCTGGTTGCTTGCGCTTCGATGTCTGTTCCACCTGTGAAAGACAACGAAATATCGCGACCAGTAATTACAACTGTTGCCATGATTATTTCTCCTTAGACTGTGCGTGTGTAGTAGGTAGATACTCGAACATCTGCGATAAGCAAAGTCGATGCTCCGACTGTGGTAACTGTTGGTCTTTCGACCGAGCTGACAATGTATCCCGCTGGAATAACTGCCAGAACGCTTATGATTAACTGCTCGATATTGTCGAGCGATGCAGGATTGCTGTTATACGCAACTGCAACTGTGATGGTCATATTGACTTTTGATCTAATGTTTGATTTGTTAATTGTTTCAAATTCAAGGTAAGGACTATCCGGGACTACCACGACGGCAGGCGGGATTACTGTTTCAGGCACAAATGAATAAACATTACCGGCAACGCTAGATAATGCAGTTGCTAAAGGTGTGCGAACCTGTTCAAGGATTGTTTGGTTAGGCATTATTGACAGATACCTTCAAC